AACCAGTAGTAGTGGTAGAACCTAGAGTACCTGTTTGTGGTTTTAGAGCACCTTCAAGATTAAAATTGAACTGTACTCCTCCTAGGTCTGGAGTGTTGCCTCGGAATCCCAGTCTGCTAGTGGTCAACTGACCTTCGCCAGCACGGATTAGAGACTCTGTGCCACTGTTGTAACTTTGTACGCCCGCGTCAACCACGCCGTAAAAATTCAACACTGGAGCAGATGTTTTGGCCTGTGCTTTGGCTTTTTTGCCAGAAGCAAAGAATATCACCGCCGCAAGGACGATAATAACTGCAAGACCAATTACTATGTTTTTTTTGTTTTTCATTGTTTCTCCTTTAATTCTTGCCAAAGCAAGATCCAGCATTATACTATTGGTTGTGTGGATAAGTCAAGTGCAATTGCGTGACAATTACCAAATTTACTTCTTTTTTTTAATTTGTTGACGTACTTTGTTTATTGTGTATTTTCGCATGTTTTTATAGCGATTGTATCTAACATACTTTTTTGGTTTTTTTGATGATCCTTCCGGAGATATTCCGGGACCATGATATATGATATAGATTGCCGACAAGGAGAGACAAACTGCAATGAAAGAAATTATTAAGACGGCGTAAATTACCTCTAAAGCCATTTAGCTCACTCCTATAAAATTATTTATAAGAATTTGGTAAAATGATGCTGATATGTTTATTGTTCTTCGTCGGAATGAAGATCGTTCAATAGTTGTCTTAACTTGCTACTTTCCACCGTGGCTCTTACTTTGCCTATGTCGTCGCCCTTGGTCGGGTCTGGTTCTGCTCTGGCATCTGTGGCTGTTCCATCGCCAGTAATTTTGCTCTTTTGTTTTAAAGAGTCATACACCGTGGATGTTTGTTTTTTGAACTGATTATGTTCTGCATCTTCTTCCAAGCTCTTTATTCTTAGCGTATCCACATCAAATTCCAAGTCGACTTTCTGACCCACGCCACTAGAACTCCTAGTTTTCATGAACTGCAATTGATATCTGCCACGCTCTTTCATTGCTCGGCTAGTGAATATACCAAACACGTTATCCGCTGTTTGTACCTTGGACAGTCCGCCTGCTATGTGACTGTGATCAAACTCTATTTCTTCTACAGATGCCCTGTTTAACTGAGATGCTGTGGCCATTAGCAATTTTGATTCTACGGCTAGATTTCTAAGTTCTTCTGAAACATATTTGTCTTTTATGAACAAGTCTGCTGGTGAAACTTTTTTGCTTTTTGGCATCATGAGATCCAAATAATCAATTAATATACAATCCACTTTCTTTTTAGTTTTAAGTTCTAGTTCTTTTAGATATGTTTTAATATCTAATACTGTGCTGCCCGATGGCAAATATTTAATTTGTAAATTTCCTGATTTTTTAGCCAATAACTTAATCTTCATCTCTACGTTCTCTATTTCTGGAAAAATTTTTCTTGTGGGTATATTGGTTATCATAGAATCCATTCTCATAGCCACTAGCATCTCGCTCAACTCAAAACTTATATAACAACAATTCAACCCCGCACTTGCCCAATTAACTGCTAGATTCTGTAAAAATAAAGATTTACCTGCACCCGACCCACCTGCAAATATGTTTAATTCTCCTCTATTGAACCCACCAAACAGTTTCTTATCAATGTTTGCCCAGCCAGTGCTGATTTGTCCGTTGGAATTTTTTAATCGCTCTAATCTACCTTTGGGATCTTCAAAATAATCTGTACCTATGTCTCTGGTCAATCCAATATTGACCGCTGCCTTGACTTTGTCTTCTACCGGTGCGTAATCACCCTTCTCTAATAGATCTGCAGATTCTAATATGGCACGTTCTAATGCTTTGTGTCGAGAAAAGGTTTCAAATTCGTCCAGCAACCAATTAAAATGAGAAGGATCCAGATCCTTGGCTGTTTTTAATTTTATATCAAATTTTGCATTAACTTGCTCTACCTCTGGCAGCACTTTGTATTGCTCGCTGTAATCTTTGATAAACTTGGCAATAGGTATTAACTTTCTATCAAAATTATTGCTGTCAAAAATATTCTGAGCCCTAGCAAAAGATTCTGCATCAGCCAGCAACATTTCCAAATATAACTTCTGTACATCAAAAGTATAATCAGCCATTTATCATTTTCCTTCTCATCAAATCTATTTTTAATGCTGTAGATTCGGTAGATTTAAGTATTGATTGTAAAGTAAACAATCTACCATATTTTAACACAGCATCCGATGCATCTACAACCTTTTCTCCCCATTTTGGAAATGATACACTCCATCCAAATTCCACCGCTTGATCTATTAGTTTTTGTCCAGCCTTGTCTCTATCTGGCACCACTATAACCTTTCTGCCCAATCCATTTATTAACTCTCTTTGTGTTTTGTTTATGTCTGATCCCAATATTGCCACTCCGCCCAACACCATCGCATCAAATGGTCCTTCTGTTACCAAAACAAATTTCCTATTCCAATCCTGTGCATCCATGTTAAAAACATATCCCGGCTGTGTCTCTGTCCAGTATTTGATTTCTTTGTTTGTGGAATCAAACATCCTGCCAGTATATCCTACTATTTTGCCACGCCAATAAAAAGGAATTATTAGTCTTCTATGAAAATCAGATCCCTGGTCTGGAGAATAAAAGAAATCATACCACTCTGGAGATACTCCCCTTTCTTTCAAATAGTTCAACAACTTATCTATCTTTTCATATTGCGTCTCTGTGAGATCTTTATCCACATATCTTTCTAACCAATGATCTAATCTAAAACTGTTTTTGGGTAACTCTTTTTCTTTAAAATTAACAAATTCTTTTTTTTCTACTTTTGTATCAGCTTCTTCATGACGCATTGCCTCTATGGCTAATTTCTTGATCACGTCATCGGCTATACCCAACCAGCCCATTAATGTTTTCATTTTCAAAGATAACTTGCGACCTATCACATACGATGCTGTGTATCCACAATTGAAACAGTGATAACTTAAAGTTCCGTCGGCCGAAGTCATAAGACCCCCACGTTTCCTTTTATCTTGTGATTCTCCGTTGTGTACACAACAAGGAGCATTGAAACTGGTCCACCCCGATGGCGTTTTTTTACGTCCATGTGGAAGCGACGTCAGAATTGTGCTCTGTATAAGGTTCATCCTTATAGTTTAATGTCTGTAGAGTATTTTGTCAATTAAGCCGGTATTACCAGGATCATTATCCCAGCTAAATCTAACGTATGTATAGACCCCATTAAAATTGAAATATGAGGAACCGGTTGAATTATCAAAAATAACCGGCGATTGATCGTCGTTGGTGGTTATATCAAAATAATCACTGTCTCCCGGGGTTTGTGACATGGTGCCTTGTATCCTAAGAGACCCTGTGAATCCTTTTGTGTAAACCGATATGGTATGCAATGCCATATTATTGTTTTCTCCAGGTGTGGCATCAATAGCCGAGCTAGTTTTTTTCAACGGTCCAGTGGTGCTAGTAAATTCAGAAACTTCAGTACTGTTAATCACAGCAGGATATGCCCCATCCAATATTTCTAAAGTGCCAGCAGCATTGTATGCTGCGTCTACAAATGTTATGGTCCTAGTATTGTCACTGGCAATTTCTCTAATTGAATAGTTATAAAATTTAGAAGTTAACTGTAATAACTCTCCAGCGGTTATCGTTACTACTGCCTTTCCTTTTTTACTAAAAGTAGAACCATCATCTAATATGGTTAAATTCTTTGTCAAAACTGATTTAGAAGATTCTGTGTCTATAAGATTAAATTCGTAATTTTTTACTGAAATATCCTGTGCTTTTTGATCTTCATTCTTAAAAGTAAAACTAATAGGGTTAGAAACGCCCTTAAACACTTTAATTCGCCTATCGTACACCATTGAATTCCTTCCATGATAACCAGTTGTGTAGACTATTACCAAGTTGTCTAGTAAATACCTCGATACAGTTTGCATAATTCATTGCTCACTGTATTTATTGTTAGAATATGAATGAAATTTTTGAAACATTGAAAAGCAAATTTCCGTTTTTGTCTTTAATACGCAAAGGCGACCTAGAATACGTAGGAATCATACAAAACCAAGATAATGCAGTTACGAGCTTCTATGATTACGGCAAAATAGAACTAACCATTGGCAAAACTAAATTTTTACAACTTGGGGAAACTTGGTGGTGGGAATCCAATAGGAAAATACCTATTAATATATTTTTAAAGAAAGAATTTCATGTTTTTAAAGAAATACTAGTAACTCTGGCAACCAAAGACATTAACATAGTACACGGTCCTGTGGTAAGATTAGAAGACATTTCTAAAAAAAGAGTCAAACGCAGAACAATACAGTTAATGCGAAGACCGTAATAACTTAAATTTTATTTTTTCTAATTAGATTCATTTGCACAACAATGGCCTGTGCGTATGCTACGGCATGTGATTTTTTAAAAAAATAACTGTCGTCTTTGGGTCTTTCCCAAACTTCTTTTAATATTTCTGTCCAGTACTTGTGCATCAGATGACGTTTAGCAGGTCTAATAATTGCCAATACCGCAGCCAGTTGTTCTATATTTTTTGGTTCTAATTTAGAAACGATGTCAAAATGTCCATTGATATGAAATAATTGATCTACTATATCTTTATCTTTTAACATATTCCAGTCTGGCTCCCCCAACATTAATTCTACTAATTCTTTTTCTGTTTTTATTTTTTCGTAGATACTGACATTAAGTAAATCTATTTTAAAGTATCCTCTTTCTTCTGCTTTTTTATAATCTAAACTACAATACTCATTTATAGGATCCGTTGGTACTTCTTGAAAGTACACTCCTGTTTTATGTTTTTCTGATTCCTCGTCTTTGATTATGGACGCAGGCACATGTTTGAAAAGTTTAAGTGCCTCTTCTCTATTTGAAAAATCTATATCAACGTCTGGCATTAGTTATATCTCCTTCTATTGGTTTCGCTCCTTATCAACGAACCGTTTTCTTTATCTATGAATTCTAAAACATTAAGTGTAAGTTTATATCCCTTGCTTTCTTTTATTGGATCGGTGATCTCAGGCAGGAACACTTGTCCTATCTTGCCATTCTCTTTTATTACTATTACAGAATCTCCTACTGCTAAATCTATACCTTCTTCCATTTCTATCTTCTTATTCAATTTTGGCCTCCTTAGCAGTCTCATTAACAAACACAGCATCGGCCGCATTGGTTTTAAATTTGTTTGACCAAAACTCCGGATTAATAAATCTTTGTACCATTTGTAATTGTTCGTCTGTAAATGATTTTAACATTTTCTTGCCGGCTGAACAACCAAGCACGAGCCACGGAGATAGTTTACCAGTTTGTATGTGTTGCACTGCTCTTGAAGTATTAACCAAACGGAAATAATCTGCCCATTGTACATTTTGTTCTTCGGCCCAGTCCATCATGGTTTGTATACTTCTAGTTAGAGCAGCCTCTACCGGTTCGGTCTTTAATGAATCTATAAGATATGCTTCGTACAGATCATCTCTGGCCCAATGATCTAATTTAATTCTAGAACGTATAACATATTCAATATATTTTTCTGGATATAGAGGATTAATATACATTAGATATCTACCAAACTTTACAAAAGCATTATAATAAGAACTCTTGCAAAAATCTTCATAAGTTTTTGGTTTAGTATTGTTCTGATGTATTTGATAAAATCTTTGGAATACTAAGAAAGCATTCTGCACCCATTTTTCATTTCTTTGTAAATGTCTACGTTTAGGTTCACACACGTGAACTTGTAGGGTTCTTTCTTTCGTGAAACTCTTGCCACAAAATGTACAGGTGTTAAGATTGCTTTCCATGGTCCTCTAGCAGTTGTTCTAGTTCGCTGTCGGTTATGATTTTATCCAGTGTTTCTAAATCTGATAGTTTGGTGTTAGGATAGATATCCATTAGAGTTTGCAAAGATTTGTTTGGAGTTTTCTTCATGGGTTTGACCCACGGATGGAACTGTTGTTTCAATCCACCGCACATCGATGTTAATAGCCAACATAATTTTTTGTGTTTGCTGCTCAAAACAAATAGATCCTTATTAACAAATTCGTTAATCATTTCTACATAATGTTCTTGATAAAATCTATCTCCGGATACTGCCGAGGCATAACGCATGATCATGTATGGACTATATAACGATCTCTCATGATCATCTATTCTATCGTAATAATCTTTATTACGAAAGTCTATGGCTTTCATTCCGTTTCTTAATTCAAAAAACTTTTTCTTTTCACTCATCTTCTCTCCACGTTAATGCAAATACGGAAGCATGTTTAGGATTCTTAAAAGTTATCTCTATGTTCTTGCCTTTTAATTGGTACCCTTGTATGCTCAATTTTTTCTTTTTAGCATGATCCATAATCCAATCAATGTAATGTCGATTCATTAACACAGGTATTTCTTGATCATGGTCATCCGGGATCAGCAACACAGGCGCTTCCATCTTAACAACATTGTCTTTTCTTCTTACCATACTGCCCCATATTCTAGAAATTCTGATTGTCTAGATATGTCTTTGACAAAATAGGCACAAGGAGGATTATCGCCATCTGTAAGTGGAACAGCCAATATTTGTCCAGACTTAGTTTTAGGGAAGTACCATTTAACTTCTTGATATATGTCCACAATGTCCACTTCAGCGAAACTGGGTTTCGAATCTGTAATGGGATTGAACATAAAAGCATTAAATCCTCTGTCATTTAAACTGGTCAATGGCAACACATGCAATTCTCCCTGCTCGGGATCTCCTATTATCATCTTCCAGTCCAATGGCATTTTAATTTTATATTTTCCGATTTGTAATACGGCTGCCGGTGCATTAAAAGATTCTAAAAATATCAATGGTATAAAAAAATAGTCCGGATCTTCCGGGTTAGAGTTATCTAACACAGCAAATCTTAATTTGTCATCCACAAACTCCGGGATCTTTTCTAATATATAGGTCCTATTTTCTAATGTAAGGATTTTCATAATCTATCTTTTCTATATTATACGGATAATTGGCCTCTTTGTAAAACTTTTTTCTTTGCCCAAGATGTCTCTTTGCAAATTTACAACTGGAAGTTATATCCCAAATGTTAACGTGATCTTTGTCTTCTGCTTTTCTTATACCCCTGCCAATGCTCTGTATCACACGCACGAAGCTCTTACCGGGTTCTATCAATACCAAATTAAAGATCCTAGGTATGTTTATGCCCACAGCAGCCACACCATAGGTAGCAATAATAACTTTGTGTTGTGCTATGGAAACTTCGTCGTAGTGTTCTTTTCTTTCAGTATTCTTTGTAGATCCAGATATAAACACACTGTCTGGTATTTTCTTTTCTAGTAATTCTCCGGCAGATATTCTATCCACGAGTATCATTGTGTTGCCTGTGGCGGCAATATCTTCTATGGTTTTTGCGATCCACGACATTCGGGTCTCGTCGGTGGTCAACCATTTTAATTCTTCTTGATAATTTTTAAATTCTGGATGGTCTTGAGTTTGTAACACATTGACATTACATTGAGCTAACACTCCCTTGTCTTGTAATTCTTTGGCTGCTATCTTGTTGGTCACTTCTCCTATGCTGCATTTTAATCCAAAAAATTCATAATCGGCTTTGGGTACTGTGCCTGTGAGTCCCCAACGTATGCCGCATTTGGCAAAGGGTCCTGTTAACATTTTTTTTAACACATCTGCTTTGGCCATGTGTACTTCATCCACTATTATGGTATTAATATTTTCTATGGCTTCTAGGAACGCAGTGGTCTCATCATCTCTGCTTTTCTTTTCTAACACATTTAATGATTGCCAAGTAGCAATAGTGTTCTGCCTGCCTAACTCTTTTCTGTCTCCGTAGTATACTCCCACATCTAGATTACAAGCCAAGAAATCTTCTTCCGTCTGTGTTACTAAACTTTTATTAGGAACTATTGTTAGAGTACGTCCATAGTTTTCTACCAATTTACAAAGTGCGGCAGTTATAATTGTTTTTCCAGCACCGGTTGCAATTTCTTGTATGCATTGAGGATTTTCTAAAAATTTGTTTATAGTCTCCACTTGATAATCTCGTAAAATAACAGACTGCCCGGCCATTGGATGATTTTTTGGCCATGTTATGTTCGAAAGATAATTTTTATCTATTAATTTAAATTCAAAATTATGTGGAGTCCTTTGATCTTCTAGTTCTACATACACGCCTGCATCCTCCAATATAGGTAGTATCTGAGGAACTAATGCAAGATATGTAGTGCCGCCCAATCCAAAAAAACTAACTTTGCCATCCCATCTACCCAATTTTACTGCTGGTAGGTGTCGAGCATATGGTATTTCAAATTTGAATTTATTACTGAGAAATTTTCTATGCTCAAGAGAAAGATCTTCAAATTTTACATTTACTTCATCTTTTATTACTAGTTTACACGAACTCATAATTTGCTTATCTTTTCAATGTCCCTCGACATCGGAGGACGACTCATATAATATAACTTTTTTGGCAAACTTTCAACTAACAAATCTAATTTCTGTACAGACATTGGCCAATATGGAAAATCCTGTATCATAAAGGCACATTTTAATTTAATTTTAGAATTTTGCAACGCTTTAGATATCCTGTTTCTCACAAACACTATTTTGGTATTATCAGATATTTTGCGATGAACCTTGCTCAATCTATAGAGATATTCTCTGTCTTTTTGTAATTCAGATTTGGGTTCTTCTCCCTCGAACATTGTAGGGTAATCAAAATCAAACCCAAAAAATATTTCTTCCATTGGAATGTTTACTTTGCTGAAAGCCGTTAGCCATTCTTTCATTTCGTGTACATCCTCTGGTGCTGTGAGATCTCCACCCACAGGGCATATTGCAGGTAAATCGTTTAATTCCATCAATGCACACAAAAACGTTTCTTTATTGTATTTGTTCCTGTCAATGAATAGATTGCTGTTTTTTGAAAAAGCAATAGATTGTGCTAATGTTTCTGGAATTTTACGATCCAGGTCAATCACATCAATTTTAAATTGTTTTAATTGATCTCTTTGTCTAATATATGGCAGGTCTTTGCAATACATATTCCAATATTCTTGCAACGACTCTGGCACATTAATTAATCTAATTTGCGAGTCCTCTATCTTGCATATAGGCCATTTAAAATTCTTTTTTTCTTTTCTTATTTCTTCAAATTCGTCCAGCATAGAACCATTTACTATTTTAAAATTGTATCTAACAGCAATCAAAGACACATAATAACACGACATGTCGGTATAATTCATTGTCCATTTTTTTGTCTCACCATCATACATCATGGGTACCAATTCTTGACATTTCTTTTTAAGGCATCTGATCAACTTTATTATTTTTTCATCATAAGGAAATCTTACTTCTAAATATTGCTGTCCATCCTCGGCCGTGTATAACTCGATGGATTTTTCAAAACTTATAATTCTAAATGGTTGTTCAAATACAGGATTGTTGATCAACTGCTCTATACCAAAGTTTAGAGGCTTTAACAATTCAACGTATTTTTTTAATAAGAATACTGCTAATTTGCCTTGCTTCTCAGTCCATGCATATTGAGAACTTGCTAGGCTCATTATAGTTTTGTGTTCTTGTTCCAATAATGCGTTTTGGAAAAGACTGTCGTTATTATACGCTAATAATTTTATTACGGATTCCACAGTATCGAATGTTTTTTTCTGTGAATTCATATTTGACCTTGTTTTTAGATAATTATAATATACAATATAGCATATATGGTAAAAAGTCAATACTGTTGGTGGTTTTTATGCAAAAGAGGAAAGCACTTAAATTAAGAAGAAAAATAAAAATAGCGACCATGAACGACCGCAGTCCTTATGTCACCACCAAACGATCTATAAATTTTTGGTTCAAATATATCAATAAACAATTATTTGATGATCAATTACCTCCATTTGACAGAATAATTATTAAGAAATGGTTAAAAAAAGCCATCGGACAAGTATGCACATATCCTGACAAAAATCCTAAAAGATTTGATTTGGAGATGTTAAAAAAATACAAGACAAAAAAAGAATTTATAGATACGCTGGCACACGAAATGATACACCTCTACCAAATGGCTTGTCGCAAAGACACAGGTAATCACAATAAATTATTTTATAGTTTTAAACCTAAATTTAAATTTATTGGTCTAGAACTGTAGATTTAAATTCAGCGTAGGATATTATTTTTGTATTATTGTAACCAATGCCGTCCTGTAAATTATTAAATTGTTCTGGGGGATTGTCGTGAACCAACGTAAAGTTACAATAAGGTCTCATTTTAATTAAAAATCTTAATTGCTGGAACCATATATTGTAGAATGCTTTGTCATTTCTTGGACCGTAACATTCTGTTCCTTGGTATATGTTATTAAACTGTCCGGGACCTTTATCTTGGAATTCAAATCCCATTAGATATAGATTCTTGTGACCATGCATACATGCCGTCCATGCTGCTGCCTTTCCGCTGGCCCAAAAAGGATTCCTGGGTATGAGAGATAATGTGCCAGGATAGCGATTTACTTCCAATGCCGGAGCATAACAAATACACTTTTCGTAAACTTTGTCGTCTACTATTCGTTTGCTCATTTTTGAATCCACCATGAATAAAAAGTCTGGGATGAAATCTCTATACAATGCATTACAACCGTATGTTTGGCCTGTGGCTTTCAAACTATTGAGATCAATTGCTTTACGTGATGGACCATTCCCTATGATATAAGCGTTGCCTCTTGCGACTGCCTTAACCTTGTCTTCATAGAAAGCAGTTTCTAAAGTTTTTTTGCCGCCTTTTATGGTTGTCCTAACCAGAACAGTTTCTCCTATGTAAGGTTTCCATTCTATTACAGGCACGTCTTGCACATATCTATAAACCGGAACTTCGTAATCGGGCATGGTCATACTTTTATATATCTTTCTTCTAATCTATCTCTTATTCTTTTCCATGGCAGTCCTTCTTTAATTTCTTGCACTGTCCATTCTGTATATGCCATCTTGTTGGCCCAGTTTTTTCTGTCTGGCCTATTTGGATTTTCTATATTGCTTAACTCTTTATTTCCAACATCATAACACAAACTTGATTCGCTGACAAACACAGGCACCCCGTTTATCACTGACTCAATGGCAGGATTAGAGGAATAATTTATTACAGTCCAAGCGTCTTTTAATATCTTTTTAAAATCTGTATCATCGTAGGTCTCACTGTCCATTTGTGGTTGCCCAACAAAAACATTTTCATATTTTTTTGCATCAAATTTAAAAAGATTTCTAGGATGGGGTCTAACCAATATTGGTCTTTGACTATATTTTCTAATTTCATTGATTTGTTCTTCTACCCAATTGGGCATGGGGGATTTTCCTTGCCATTGGTTGCTTTTATCGTGTTGTCCTAATATCACAATGTTATTTCCTGTATCACGCCACGGTTGCATCGTTATTCCAAACAAAGGCCAACGTTTGTCATCAAAAACATCATTGGCAAAATCTGCATCTCTATTGATGCCATTTATTGCCATTTTCCATGTGATGTTTCTTTTCAATCCCCCTACTTCAATAACCACAACAGGTTTGTTCCTCTTGCGAAAACCATCCCAAATTTTTTTATTTTTTGACATTCTACCCATCCATAACACAGACCATATTATGGCGACATCACAATCATTATCTTGATTAATGTACACTTCTTCGCCTTTTGATTTAAGATGTTCTATCAATGCAGAAAATACAGGCCTGCTGTTCAAACTTCCGTTCTCGGTATAAATTGCTATTTTCATTTTAATGTTGGCGGAACTTTCTTCCAATAATCTACTTCCCAAACATTAGCTGGCGAGTTTTCCATTTGCGGTCTAAGATCATTCCTGGCACTGCTGCCCAGTTGTTTTCTTTTACCCTTCATGTGATCTATGTATAATCCTAATTCGCTATTAACAAACACATGGTGACCTTTAACATTCTTTGCATATCCTATATCGTTTACTTTGATATTATATTGTTTTGTGAATTGTCTCACTAAATGCCAAAACACATAACTGTCATGCCATTCTAACAATTTAAAAACGTCGTCGGTGCTATAAAGTTTTTCCCATTCTGCAGCAAATTCTTTGATGTTAGGATGATTTAAATTATATCCAACAAAACCACATTCGGGATATTTGCCACCGTCGTTAAGTGCAAATCTTTCTCTGCCTAAATAAGTCACCATGGTATCTGCGGGCAAAAGAGTTTCGATAAAACCAGAAGGCATGGGTCTAAAAGTGAACACGTCAGCATCTATCCAGACCACGTAATCATAACCAGCACTTTTTTTTATAGCATTGGTCACACAGAAAACTTTATTGCTAAATCTCACAGCGTCCCAAAGGTATGATCCTTTGTTCTTGTCCAATCCGCCCAATTTTTGTAATGCTACAGGTCTCCTAACACCATTCGGTATCTCTTGTAATTCTCCACAGGCCACTGGGTCGTCCTTGTGTTTATTTTTAAATTTAAAGAGTTCTGGTTCTGCACTATTAAGGTCCACCCATGTGATCCTAGGATGATCGTAGTTGGGTTTGGGTTCTTCGCAATAAACAACCAAATCGACTTCGGCAGGCCAATTCTCAGCGATGCTCTTGATGCCTCTGCCCGAGTAGGTATCCCACGTGCCTGGTTTATAAGAAGTAATGGCCTTGATTTTCATATTAAATAATGTATATTTACTTCGGCTAAAATGGAAAAAATAATTCACGACTTACAATACATGCCCAAAGGTCACACGGGTCATTTATGTGGCACTAAAGAGGTTGTAGATGCTTGGTTAGATTTCTATAGTGATTTTAAATTTACCAATTTATTACAATTCGGGTTCAATACCGGGTGGAGTGCTGCATTACTACTGACAATGTTTCCCGAAGTAAAAGTAACCAGCATAGAATTAGTTAAGATTGATAATTCGTCCAGAGCAGTGGACATATTGGAAGAACGATTCCCCGGCAGGCACACAATACTTTGGGGCAACAGCATAGACATTGCTGGAGAGGTCATGTCAAATAATTTAAAAATGCCATTACCGATTTACGATGCTGCTTTCATCGATGGTGGACATTCCGAAGAAGTGACCGACAACGATATCAAACTCTGCAGATATCTAGGCATAAAGAATTTTATTTTTGATGACGTACATAATGATGAAATCAAGAAAGCAATAGAGAATAACAATTTAAAATTATCAGCAAAAAAATTTTATAAAGAAACAAAATATAAAATTAAAGGTTATGTGTTCAAAAATAATGTAATTGAACTCAGCGCCTATCATGTAAAATAAACTACATCTGCATATTATATATTTGTGCCCAAGATTTCAATATCAACGCAGGCACTCTGCTCTTTTCTTTTTGTATGGCATTTACATATTGGCTAAAACAATCTTTAGTTGAATTAATTTTTGCAAGAAAATCAGTTAATGCAGGACTCTTTTTTGTCCATTGCACCACAGGACAAGTCCAGCCGCTTTTGTATTTGTTTATTATGTAATCGGGCAATCTGCCTCGATAGGCCATCTTCGTAGGCAATTTAAGATTATTTTTGTTAATTTTTTCTTTGCTATGAATGCTCATAGCATATTTTGCAAAATGTTTGGTAGCCAAAGGAAACCTTCCTTCCATACTAAATGCCATCCCATAACTATCGTTTCTAGAAAAAAATTCTCCAGGCACCTGTGTAATAGCATCTAGCGCCATATATGATCCTACTGGATCTGCGGGATTCCAAAATAGTTCTTCTGGATATAATAACATTAATTGTGTTTTTATTTCTTCCCCATCGATATCGTTGTTGGCGAATCTTATAGGATTTTTTATTCTTTTCATCCATTGGTCTATCACAGCAGACCAAGAGTCCATTTTTAATTCTCCGAGATCCAGGCCTTGTATCATATTCCAATACTTAGGATAACCACCCAACAATTCATCTCCCATATCGCCGGCCATGGTTACTGTTATGCCATTTTCGCTGAGAAATTTATTAGTGTAGTAATACATGACTTGGCTCTGATTGTAAACTGGTTGCTCCATTGAGTATATGGCTTTATTCCAGTTCTCTAATATAACCTCGGGGGTTATAGGTATTTCTGTGTGATCAAATGCATTGGCCCTTGCTAACTTGCTTGCTGTACTAGCATCGCTGTTTAAATCTTCCGAGCCAATGAAAACTGGCGGCATAAAGGAATTTGTGAATGTTCTTACGTGGCCATGCAATTGTTTTAACTCGTATGCTATTATACTACTATCTAATCCCCCGCTGAGAAATACTCCAATCCTTTTTTGTCCTATACTGGTCATTGCGATTGATTTTTTAAAAATATTTCTATATTCTTCTGCATCAAATTTTGTATTAGAGGTAGGTGTCTTATGATCTAGATAATTGGCAACAAAACGTTTAGACAAACAATCATATACTCTTGATTCACCCGGCATCAATTTTGATACGTTTGAAAAAAAAGTATTACGCATGGCATTGATTCCTGTTAACGATAAACAGTTTAATGCTAATCTATCCACTTGCCTGCTTCCGGGTACTCGATCCAACATACCTTTGATCTCAGACCCAAAAATTAATCCTTCTCTCACCTCGGCATAATATAATGGCTTGATACCATGATAACCCCTACTGATCAACAAATGATTCTTCTTAATATCATAATAAGCAAAAGCATGCATGGAATCCATCTGCTTAACAAACTCATAACCATGGATATCCAATCCCCAAGCCAGCAGTTCAGTATCACATTTAGTTTTGGGGATAAATTTGTCTTGATAGTGTTCTAATAGGTCGTAGTAATTAAAAATTTCGCCATTGTACACCAATATGTTGCCAGCCGGCGTCTTCCACGGTTGCAGAGAATTTTTAGCATCGTCGGTTATGGCTAGAAGATTGTGACCCAGTGTGATATAATCGTTGTTCCAAATACCGTTACCATCTGGTCCTCTGTGGGAACAAATTTTAATATAATCTGCTATTGCTTCTCGATTATTTTCTGTTATTCCATATATGCCACACATTTAGAATCCTAATTTCTGTTTAAATCTACGAAACACTGTGCCATCTTTGATCTCTTGTGTTGTCCACATTTTATAACCAAGGTCATTGAGCCATTGTGTCCTGTCGGGATATTCTGGGTTTTCTATGTTTTTTAAATCCTTATTAGCCACGGGCCAACAAATAGCGAGATCAGAAGTGCAAAACGTAGGTATGCCTCTTACACAACTGTCGGTGCTTGCAGTTGAATTATGAGTGACCACCGCATGACAAGTTGATATAGCTTCTTGAAAATTAAATCTATAATATTTTTTTGAATCTCCTTGAAAATATTTTGGACCTATTATTACCTGCACATCTTTAGGAAATTCTCCAATTCTGTTTTCCATTGCTGCCATGTGATTAGGATGCGGCCTAACCAAAAACGGTCTAGATGTCAAGGGCCTTAATTTGTTATACACATCTTTAAACCAATCCACGGGGTCAAGTTCATTCATGCTCCAATTGTCCTTAGGCTGCAATACAAAAAGTATTGGATCGTTTGTGTTTGATTTCCTCCAGGGATCGTTTTTTATATTCCATAATTGTTTCATCATTTCCCAACGATCACCGGGACTATTATCTGATAGGAAATCTCCATTATTCATGGGAGAATAGAGAGCGACTCGCCAATGATGTTGGGGATGATTAATCACATTTCCAAAACTGCTGAGCAACCCACCATCAAAAGTTATAATCTTTGTACCTTTTGCTTTGGCTCTTTCTACCAATTCTAATCTTCTTCCTTTTGTATGATGTCTTTGATTGGTTCCTCCATAGCCAAACATACAACCGATGGGAGTTGTTGGATTCATTTCATTATCTTTTGTTGGTCCTTCTAAATTTTCATTCACAATTATTGGATTGTCTCCGCACTTCTTAATTCCTTCGGCCATATACTTTAATAATTCCCAGCTCTCACCGCGTTTACGATCTTTTACCGTCCTTCTAAAAATTTCAACGTCCATCTAGTACCTCCCATGCATAGCCATTTATTATTTCCTCTTGTGTGAACTGTCCATAGGCCAATGAATAATAACAAGGTTCTCTATCTGTGTATCTGGGTGTTTCGATTTTTGAAAAATCTAATTCTGCAATAGGTGCGCAGGCATTCATACTATCAGTAAAAACAGGTATTCCTCTAGCAGTGGCTTCTATTGTTATATTGCTATTGAATGCTACTATTGCATGTGTGTCATTCCAATCTATCGGTGTAGATGTATCTTCGTTATCGCTCGGTCCTGGCATTAATCTCCCTAATTCATCAATTTTACTGTCGGGGTTATATCCTTTGTTTCTTACCACGATCTCTCTATCGGTGTTTTCTTTTAAAATTTTTAATGTATTATCTAGCCAAGATTCTTGATTGAACATTACAGCAATACTGTGTGTGGGTGGACAAATAACAATCTTACTGCCGGTCTTTTTCCATGGTTCTATATTAAATGGAAAATATTTTTTAAATCTATCATTGGACCTGTCTTCTAAAAAATTTTTAGTATGACCATTTTTAGTTATTCTTAATATTCCTGGATATTTGCGACTCTCCCCCCAATAGGGTCGATCCATAAAATAAAAATTAACACAATTTTGCTGTGCCCAATTGTAGACCACATTGGTGCCTCTCAATATTCCGAATAGCACAACCTTGGTTGCATCTTTCTGTGCAATAACTTGGTCCCATGGTAATATCTTTGATCCGGGCAAACCCTGCTGTGCTGCCAGCATGTATCTCTCAGTGGCCGGTCTATCTGTCTTGCTAATATAAATCATTTTACTAATAATTATCCAGTTAAATAAATTGTAAAATGAAAAATCTTGTCATACAGTACTATATAGACACTGCATTGTATTCAATGCCAGAGTTTAATAACTTAAAACCCAGCCCGGTAGAAGAATACAGCAGTTATAGTTTCGTGCAATACTGCAAAAAATATGATGTTGATTATATAAAGATTACCAAACCTAAACTTGGTTTCAAACACCCTACCTGGGAAAGATTTGATCTTTGGTTAGATGGGTCCTGGTGGGATCGATACGACAACATCATGTATGTGGACAGTGATGTTTTTGCATTGCCCAATGCAAGAAATGTGTTTCAATTGTACAACAAGGTTGGAGCGTTTAAATCTCCAGTGTATGCAAAATTTAGATATGCAATAACAAAAGATTTAATATCTATAGTTAAAAATAATCCGTTAATGACAGATATGTCTTTAAAAGAAATACGCAAGAAAGTAATACAACCTGGAGTTTTTATATTAGACAAATTATCTGCTGAAAAAATGTTACCGTTTATTGAAAAATATAAAGATATAACAGATCCGTGCATTGATGATGGCATGTGGTTAAATGATTGTTTAATTAGAAGCAAAATAGAAATACAGGACATGGATCCTAGATGGAATGTTAAAAATAATGGAGATAAAATAAATTTAAAAGATATATTTTTTTGGCATTGCGCGGGAGGAAAAAAACACAAAAGTGGCACACGCTTATGGAAAGAATTGGCAAAAATCTATCCGGATGTTAAGGTCGATACCTCACATCTTATTAAGTAAATTTAATATTTCAGAAACATCAACAGTAATATTATTATAATCATCCAATCTTTTAACTCCTACAGGTTTGTTATTTCCTAAAGGTACTTTTTCTCCCAATAGTAAATGATGTTCTAAATTCAGATGGTGAGCAAGCAAAGGATAGGGTTTTTTGTTTATTTGCTCTTGGTGATTAATCTCTATTACTTTTGTGCCTGTCTTGCACCAAAGGAGATTGACAAGGCCTGCGCCATGTGTGCCGATCACATGGCTGGCACTAGAAAAAGTTTCAATTTGTTGTTTTATATTCATTTCTTCCAGAGATATATTTTCCCAACCCTTTAATGAGAGAAACAATTCCTCGGCATTGGTTAATTGTCGTGTTAACGCATTTTTTCTCGATATAAAAATTTTTCTATTTGGCTGTTCTATTTTAGATGAAAACTTATGTCTTAACCATAGAGCCATTTCGGGAACAGTTACGCCATCTTCGTGATTGCTCATGGAAGGAGCATATATGTGTTTGAATCTCCATGTCGAGTGCTCGGGCATGGTATAATATTTTAAATCTGGAAACAGTGTTTTAACAACTTTTACAAAATATTCGCTCTCGTTGCTGAGTATGTACTCGTATTCCAGATAACTTTTATTGTATCTTTTCTCCATCAATCTAAATTTTGATATAACGTCTATCCAGATGTGCCATGGATTATTTGCACTCTGTTTATCTATCGGCAACCACACATAATTTGCCACCCCTGTAAAACTTTTATCAAATTTTGGCAGGTTAAGTTTGATAGTATCCCCCCATCTATCCCATAAACCGTGCCCTGTCTTTTTTGGTTTCATTTTTATGTTGCTGAGCAACGGCCACAACGGTGTGGTAATCATATTTCCAGAATCGGTCACTAATAAAGGCAAACTATGTACCATGCAATCAACAAATTCGGCAACGAATGTTGGGCTGGTAACAAATTCCTTCTTATCCGACAATGGATGATAATCCACGCTGTATCTGACCGGAGAATCAATTATCTCAAATTTCTCTAGGAAATACTGCAATGCTGAAATATTTTTTACTATCATTGTTTTTTTAATAATTATACTATAAAATAGACAAATGCCCAAACTATTTTCCAATGGCTGCAGTTTCCTAACGTATAACCCAAAAAACGGGGTTGATACTTTTGTTACAGAAATACTGGCAAAAGAATACAATTTACCTTTGGAAAATTATGCCAGGGGCGGTCGAGGAAATAATCGTATCAGTTTTTCAACTAAAGTTTGGTTAGAACAAAATAGAGCAGATGACTATTTTGTGGTAATAGGGTGGTCCAGTGCGTTTAGACAAGACTACATTGCCTCTCATGATCCCAAACCAATAAGACATGCAGGCACAGAATTAAAATGGCAGACATGGAAAACCATACAAAAATTAGATTTTATAAGATCTCTAGGAAATCTAGATATAGAAGATACAGCGTGTGTCAACTACCTAGATAACATAATTGATTTGCAAAATTATTTTCAATTACGTAAAATACCTTACGTGATGTATAATGCACTTCCCCCGATCTTTAATTTAAATAAAATTGATTTTAAAGTAATGCATAGATTGATAGACATGAGAAGATTTTTTAATTTTGAAACTAGCCATTTTGATTTTATCAAAAAGAATAATTATGTAGTTGATGTGAACGATCCCCATCCAAGCAGTGAAGGACACAAAGAATGGACAAAATTATTGAGGAACTTTATAGATGCTAATAATCTACGCTCCATCTAATAAACCAGACAGCAAGTGCTGGGAAATTTTTAATGGAATAAAAACAAATTGGCCCAACGGCGTCGCGGTCAAAGATAATAACGAAATATCTGCAAAATCTCCAGCAATGTTTTGGGGATTCATAAACAATAATATAAAATTAATACATCAATTAGAGTCGTCAGAGTTGGATTATTGGTACACTGATACTCCTTATTTTGGAAGATTTGATAACAATAATTTAAAAGAAGATAACCATTACTGGAGAATTTGTAAAAATAAAATACATGCTAAGTTTATAAAAGATTGTCCTTCGGATAGATTTGATAAATTTAATTTAAAAATAAAAAATAGAAATAAAAATCTAGGCAAGTATATTCTTATTTGTCCTAGTAGCATGGGGGTACATAACTATCTTAAGAAACCCAACTGGTTAGATGATACTGTAAAAGAAATAAAGAGACACACAGACAGGCCAATTAAAATAAGAGAAAAACCCAGAAAAGATGGCACATCTGGGCCTGCTGTGGCCGATATATCTCTAGAACAGGATTTACAGGATGCCTGGGCGTGTGTAACTAGTTGCAGTATCAGTGCGGTAGAGGCAGCATTACAGGGAGTTCCTGTGTTTTCAGATCCAAAAAGTTTTGCTTGGACTATTTCTTCCATGAGTTTATCTGAGATTGAAGATCCTTTCTATGTTGATCCCACACAATGGTTTTATTCTTTGGCTTATCAACAATTCACTCCTAAAGAATTTAAAGATGGCACAGCAATGAGTATATTAAAAGAATACTCGTTTCTATAGGAATAATTAATATATCATGAAGATTTTTATAACAGGCGTTGCCGGGTTTTTAGGATCGCATCTGGCAGATCTTATGCTATCCGATGGTCATCAAGTTGCTGGTAACGATAACATGATTGGTGGTTACAGTGATAACATACCAGAGGGAGTGGAATTTCATCAGATTGATTGTCGGGATCTAGATAAGATAACCGAGGCCATGCGAGGCAGTGATATAGTATATCATTGTGCCGCCGCTGCTTATGAGGGATTGAGTGTGTTTAGTCCATTATTGGTGACGCAGAATATATTTGAAGCATCTGTATCCACAGTTACAGCAGCAATAAAAAATCAAGTTAAAAGATTTGTGTATTGTTCTTCGATGGCAAGATACGGAACTAACCAAGTGCCTTTCCGCGAAGAGTACGAACCCAATCCACAGGATCCTTATGGTATTGCCAAAGAAGCAGGAGAACGAGTGATTAAAAATTTATGTGACACGCACGGCATAGAATGGAACATAGCAGTACCTCACAACATTGTGGGTCCTAGACAGAAGTATGATGATCCTTTCCGTAATGTGATGAGCATTATGTTGAATAGAATGCTACAAGGTAAAGCGCCAGTGATATATGGAGACGGGGAACAAAAGAGATGTTTCAGTTATATCGACGACTGTCTCTATTGTTTAAATGAGTTGGCATTCAATGAGAATGTCAAAGGAGAAATAATCAACATAGGTCCCGATGAAGAATTCGTAAGCATTAATCAACTATCAGCACTGTGTGCGAATGAAACAGGTTGTAATTTGGATCCTATACACTACGAAGACCGACCCAAAGAAGTAAAACTAGCCACGTGTTCGGCAGACAAAGCTCGCCGATTATTAAATTATCGTACCACTACCAATTTAAAAACTGCCATAAAGAAAACAGCCGATTATATTAGACAAAGAGGCACAAGAAAATTTAAATATCATTTGCCTCTGGAAATTGTTAATGAGAAAACTCCCAAAACATGGAAAGATAAGTTAATATGATATCAATTTTGTGTCCATCCAGAGGACGTCCGGATCTTGCAAGAAGAATGATAGAAACTGCCAGCAACATGTCCAGCAAGACCGTGGAGATTGAATTTTTGTTATATCTAAATCAGGATGATCCTCATATTAATCGTTACACAAAAATATTAAATTCAAAACATTATAGTATAGGACAACATCAATCCACGTGTCTTAGTTGGAATCAATTAGCAGAAAAAGCCAAATTTGATATATTGTTCCTAGCAGGAGATGACATACAATTTGAAACGAAAAATTGGGATCTTAATATTGTTAATGTATTTGAAAAGGTTCCAGATAAAATTTGTATGGCTGCACCATTTGATGGCAACAGAAAAGGAAATGGAAATGCATTATTGGTTAATGCATTATTGGTTAATGATGAACCTTATATATTAAAAGAGAACGAGCAAGTGGGCAGTCCACATTTTGCATTACATAAAAATTGGATGAAGGCACTGGGTTATTTTGTACCTCCATTTTTTTGGCATTTTTACGTAGACACATACACACAACATGTGGCCAAGAAATTAGGAAGATGTTTTTTTCTTACAAAAACCATAGTAGGAGCAAAAAAATTATTAGATCACACAGGAAAACTAACAAGAGGACATGTTGCTTTAAGAGACGATTTTGTTTGGGCGAAGGTACAAAGACATCTAGATACCGACGTAGCAAAATTAAAAGAATTTATAGATAATTTTAAGAATTAATTTAATAAAGTTTTAATCCTATCGATAGTTTCTGCGGAGAAATAAACTTCACAAAACGGTCTTAACATCAATGAATTTTTCCTATTTCCTATTTCAAAAGAGTTATTAGTTTCTATTATTAATATAGCATTTCCTACATATCTCAGCATCTTTTCAGATTTATTATTTTTAAGATAAACATTACCTTTTACACTAAAATCTGTTCTCTGCTTAAAGAACCAATATCCCACGTATGGTTGAGACTTATCTGTGGTTGGTTGTTGTATAAAATCATCATGAAACAATATTTTTACTTTATTATGATCGATAAATTGTCTCCAGGACAGATGATCGGCATTTTTCCATTGCTCGTAAAGTTTGTCGTATGAATCTGTTTTGATGAAACTATTGCAGTATAGGTGTTTTATGGGTTCGTTATAACAACTCTTTTTTGTTATGTTCCATATATGGTGGATCATGACGAGAACAGATTTATTAATTCTTTCTTCCAAACGTCCGCATATTCACAATCTCTGTAATTTTCAAACCACGGACCGCCCTCGGTATAGTGCAATATCTTTGGGGAACCATCTCGAGGTTCTTTATACCAACCCACCAGCCAATTATATTCGCAAGGCATAGAGCCTATTTCGTTGTCGTCCAACCAGCTGAACCTATGCAAATATTTGCCTGTTTCGCGATTGACTAATTCTGGGGTTAATAGTTTATTTTTAGGATGAGCGCAGTTCCATAATACCATCGAACTCCAATTTTTTCTTGGATATAGTAATTGTGCTTGTCCATCCATTTTGGTGCCTTCTTCTGGTGTATAGTCGTGTTGTACGCACACCACTGCTTTGCTATCATCACAATATTGTTTCAATTCGTCTGCATCTATTCGCCAAACAAAATCGCAATCACAAAATACCGCCCAACCTTGATAATTTTGTATGTGAGGTATTAAAAACCTTGTAAAGGTAAATTCTGTGCTGGATAACTTGTCTATTTCTCGAGTGTATATGCCTGCCTCTCTCAAAGATTTCATTTTTAGAGGAACCACTTCTGTATTTTTATTTCTTCTTTTAATAGAATGTTCGCATACTTGATATGATATATCTTCTCTCGTATCGTAACCTACAAATACTTTCATAGTTTTCCTTCATCCCTCATTTTTTTTCTAATGTCGGTAGCAGAAATTTTCTGTATATTTTCTGGTAAAACAATCTCCTCTATCTTGTAACCAACTCCCCTGCCGTAACAAATATTAGTTATATTTGGTACTAGGGTTATTTTAATTCTGTTCTTATAAGGTTGTAATGCTTGTTCTATATTCTTTTTAACTGTTTCAAAATCAAAAGGATTGTCTCCCACACCCTGCACATCTCGAACTTGTATGTTTACTTGTCCTGTTTTTTTGATAATTTCTTCAAATAGAGCTTGATGTCCTTCGTGCCATGGTTGCCATCTACCCAACATCTGGGCTGTGGGTTTACGATTATCCCAAACATAGTCTTGTATTTCATCTGCTATTCTCAATGACCATAGTTCAGCATTTTGTGTGGGTACTCGAAAATCATATTCTTCTGGAGGCACAAACATTTTGTTGGTGTCCTCAAAACGTCCTTCTTTGATAGTATCTACCCATACAGTATAATCAGCAGCAAAGTCTTCTCGAGTTTTTGGAGTTGGGCAAACAAAATCAGCAATCACATGTTTTCCATGGTCTAATCCTTCTTGTGCTAGACGTTTCATTCGTTCTGCTTGTCTTGTTCTGCCTTCGGGAGAAAAATCCCAATCGTTAGCTTCTGCTCTTACTCGGTCAGCATTTAGCCACGTAGCACCCAGTATAGTTGACAGTTTATCAGAGAGATAACTTTTACCCGATCCTGGTAATCCCATTACTAATATTTTTTTATTTTTTGCCATTTACAACTCTGTAGATATGTTCCCAATTATTTACTCTGATAATTTTTCTATTATAAAATTTTTTATTGTAAGTGTGTGTATAGATAATTGGTTTAAGACCGTATTCTAAACCTTTTTTTGCATTGGTCCATTTATCTTCCACCCACCAAAGATCGGTTCCGTGAAATTCTGCTAATGCTGAATCTTTGTCATCTCCAGTCTCTAGTATAAAAAAATTACCGAATACTGTGCCTCCAAATAATTCAGCTAATCTTTTTTTCCTTAATTCCTGTGCTGGTATATCTGACGTTTGCGAAGTTATTGGTATAAAAGTCCATCCTTCTGCATGTAATAATTTGACCCACGTTTGCGAATCTGGCATAGGTTGTTGGGTGGACATCCATGCACTTTTGTTAAATTCTTTTATTAATTCTGTTTTAAGGTCTTTGTGTATACCGTATCTTAAATCGATATTGTAAACATTATCTGTATTTTTGAGTTTTTTGAAACCTTTTTGTTTCATCCATTGAGCAAAATGTCCTTCCCATTCAAGAAGTACGCCATCTACGTCAGTTAATATGATTCTATCTAATTGTGGCATCTTCCATACCAGCCACTCGAAGTTTAACTATGTTAGTTAACTGCCATTGTTTTTGATCTAAACCTTTGGTTATACCCAACCATTTGTTTCTTAATAAAGCAAATTCGTTCACAATTTTTTCCATGTCTACCACATCAGATTCGCCATCCACGTATTTGTCTGCATCTCTAGATGTTAATGCTCTATTATAATTTTCTAAAAACTTTTTAAATGTTTTTGCTCTTAATCTTCTTTTTTCAATGTTCAGATATTCTAATATGGCTTCTATTTCTTGTAATTGATTGAATCTTTGTTCAACTACTCCAGGTAATGCTGCAGCCGCTTTTTCTAAATTTCCAAAAATATATATTTCTTTGCGTGCAGATTCTAATTCCTGGTCAAAATATTTTATGCAGTCGGGTATCAATCCGATATCTTGGCTTACTTTAGTATACCAGCTCATTATTCGTCGTATGTGTCTTCTTCTTCTTCATCAAACACGCTCTCAATTGCCGCTTCTAATTTCTCGTCATATTCTCCAGCGGATTTGATAACTTTAGTGGGTACGCCAATATCCACCAGTGTTTTAATAAAATCTACAGCACAGTCTACTTTTTGTCTATCAGGCACATAATGGCTGATAGAATTCCATATCTGCTCTATTTCTTCGTGTGTAAATTCTTGCATTATACTTTTACTTTTGTTTTAGTTGTTTGTTTTTCTTGATCCACTTCTACTTTTTCTTTTGGTTCTGATTTTTTAACATTTTGATAATCGTTCATTATCATTGTTAATTTATCTCCATCCCAATCTTTCCTATATTCTAAATACTCTTTGCCTTTGCTGTCTATATCCTTTAATCTGTTGCCAGACTGTACTAGTAATCCTTGTTTTTCAAACAGATCAACCAATCCAGAATAAGGATCCATGCCTGTGTCATATGGAATTTTAACTTGCACACTTTCAAAAGGTTTAGCATATCGAGTTTTCATAACTTTACATGCTGCTCGAATACCTCTTACTTCTGAAATTTTATTACCTGCTTCGTCTTCTTTTAATTTTAATTTTTTCATTGCTATC